TGTTTTTTCGTTCTTATCTGAAAATGTTTGGTAGTCTTTTTCTAATTGTGTGCGTTGAATTATAAGCGTTTTAGCGGATGAAACAGTACGTTTTAAATCTTCGTGTAATGTTTCTTTAGTGTATTTAAAACGAAATCCAAAGTCTTTTAAAACCTGAATAGTTGGAGCCATTGCATCGAGATCTATTGAAACCGAAAGTAAGTTAACGCACGCTTGAATTATCTCTAATTTATTATTTATAACGGTAATATTCCGAACCATAGATAAAACATGATTAGAAGATTTATCATTTGTAAGAGTGGTGTATTCTTCAAATATTAATTCCCATACAGGTTTTAAATCGGATTCTTTATGCCATGCTTTTTTACGTTCACTCCAAAGGTATTTAAGATCATCGGAAGTGATAAGCTTAATCCAATTGTAAAGAGGTAAATCCTCGCATGATATGTAGTGTTTGCGTGGTATTAGCATGGCTGAACCGGCACATATCCACATTTAACGCATCTTACTATATTCCCATTTGAAAACATGCTATTCCACATATGTAAACACTTATCTTTATCTATCTTTTTTAAATCAGCTTGAAAAGCTATTTCTGTCGCGCCCACAGATTTTAATAATTCATTTGTTTCTTCTGAAAGCTGTTTAATTATTTCAAGGTTTGTTTTTACCTTTTCAAAAACTTCAGTTAATTCTTTCGGCACTATATCCGATATTAATAATTCTTTTGCCATATTAACTAAATTTTAAACCTGTAATTCCTGTTATATAATTTCTGATTTCTGGCATAACCGTTTCTGATGCAAATCTTTCTTTGCTATCCATAGTTAAACCAAATATTTTATTAGTGTACTTTCGTTCTAAATCTCCCGTTTTCATATCAGTTGATCCGAATATTATCGTTGTTCCTGCTTTTACTTGCGCATAAAACCCACGTTGAAACGCTCCGGTAAGAAATAAATCGGGATTATACAAGCCTGGCGATGGGTTAATTAAGTTCTTATCCAAAGCATATGGAGTGGATTGATAAGGCGATAACTTTAAACTATTGCTGTCAACACCCCTATTGTATAATTGCTTTCTGTTCAAGTCTGCTGCGACCTCGCTATTGCGCTGAATAATTACAGGTATTTGAGTTTCCAAATTAACCCGTTGCAGTTTTTCAAGCATTCCGAATATTGTTGACATAATGTAAAGTTAGGTTTTTTTACTAAAGATTTCCCGTATAACTAAAAATGCTAAATAACCTAATGATATAAATGTTATAGGTATCAAAAAAAGCAATATAATGTCTGATATTTTCATCTTTTTTTTGTTTAGTCTATAAAAATAAAGAAACCCTTACAATTTAATGCAAGGGTTTGACTTTTTTAATTGTAACAATATCGCTACTTATTTTACGTTTTCTTTTGCGCCGATTCCCAAACCTTAGTAAGATCCTTAACAGTAAAACCGTTTGCTTCTAAATGCTTGTGAGATGTTAAGAAATTCTCTTTCGATACGTTGGCTAAATAATCCTTGTTAAATCCACCAACAGGTTTAGAATAAGCCATTAGGTAGTTTTAATTACTTTAGGAATGCCAGAATAACCAGTAACACCCAAAGCATCTAAATTGCCTGGTCCTGTTAAGTTAACAATTACATCGCCCGTTGCTCCGTAATCTGGATCGGTAGCATCTAATGTAATAGTCCAACCTTTTAGGTTGTCGTTAACCACAACAGAAGTAATAGTTACCGATTTACCGTTTTTAGTTACAACCCATGCAGCAGCTGCAGATAATTCAGTAGCGTATAAATCGTAAAGATCAGTACCGCCACATGAGATGTTCGCTCCAACCTGCATAACGCCCGCAACACGTGGCGCTAATTGAGATAAAGCAACGTTTAATAGCCCGTTAATTCCTGCGATATCTCCGAATACGAAAGGCACAAAAGTTAATGCACCATAGTTCACATATCCAGCGTTAAAGTTAACACGATACATGTATTGAGCAACGTTAGAGCCATCATTAGCTTTCCATGGCATTGCACGAAATACGTTCAAAGGAATACCAGCTAAACCGCCATTCTTACCACGAGTACCGAATAAAACACCCGCTTCATCAAAGAACAACATTTTCATTCCCGAACTGTTGAACTTTTGGATTTCCTGTAGTAAACAGTATCCACCTTGCGTAAATTGGATCGTCCAATCATATTTACCATCACGAACAAAAGTTTGCACCCCTGTTGATCCGGTTTGATATGTTGCATCTTCAGTATTATCGGTAAAATTGAATACTCCTGGCAAAGGGAATATTCTTTCTGCGGAAACGTTCGCCTGTGCTGCATCCTGTAAATAAGTCAAAGCTAATTCAACAGTTGCAAGGCTTGCCAATGGAATTTCAAAGTTGGAAGGAACTAAAAAACCTCCTGCCAATGCTTTAATATCCAATGCGCAATCACTAACCCCGGTATTACCGTTGCCATTTGCGCAATTTAATGTATTTAAAACCATTTTTTCTTTAGTTTAAACTACCGGTTTAGGGCAGTATGATTTATTAATCTTTAATTTCAAATTGTTAATCTCAATCGCATCAACCCAATCATTGAAAATGTTTTTATCGTTACCGTATAACCCAGATTTACCCCAATAATACCGATTCGTTACCCTGTGTGGTATATCAGTTCTGCTCACTCCAGAAAACAAATCACCTCTTAATCTGATTTCATCTAACAAAGCCATATAAATAGGTGTTAGAACAGGAATAAAATTAAATTCGTCTCTTTCTTTAGCTGTTTGGTTGGCGTCCTTACACGCTCTTATAATAGCTAAATTAACTGTTTGCTCTCCGTAAAATTGCGGATCGGTTCTGTCAACCGTGCTATCTAAAAAGAATGCTACTAATGGGTATTTATCGAAAGGAGTTGTTACGCCATTATCGAAATTACCTAAAGTTTTAATTATCTCTAATGGATGTCCATATTGATAATGAACGCCTGTTATTTCTTCGTCTACAAGTTTGAGTGATGGAAGCAATCTAACGCTAACCGTATCAACTATAGCTTTAAACTCACGATGTAAATAAAAAGGCTGTATCATATGTTCATCGTATTGATAGGATAATAAATTTCAGATACTCCGCAACCCCAATACCAGGTATAATAACTTCTCCAATACGGTCTAACATATTCAGGATAAGTAACCATTGATAAATCGAAATTACGAGCGTTTCTGCTCATTTTATTCCATGCTCTTGATAACTTTTCTCCTGCCGACGTTATTGTACTGTTTTCATTATTAGCTTTTACTTCTCCGGTTCCTGTAGTTAATGTAACTTTGTTTCGAATAAACCAATAATAAACGTAGCATTTAAGCATAGATTTAATATCAGTATCGTCTCTCAACTCAATCCATTTATCTTCTGGTTCCGGTAAAACTTTAAGCCCTGCGATAAAATCATTAGCCAACGTTAAACCTAGCAACTCACGAAGGAATACAGGCTCATATTCATCAATGAAGGCTTGAAGATTTTCTCTTGTACCTACATTTGACAAATCAGCTATTGCTTGTTCGCCTCCGTTAAAATCGCTAGGTTTTAGTATTGACATGATTGAATTAACTATGCTTTTTTAGCAAATCCACGTTTAAAAAATGATTCAGCTAAAACAGTTGACGCTTCAAATTCTTCACCATCTTCATGATAAGGTGCTTTATCTGTAGCGATCAATTTAACTCTTTTAGAGATATCAATTGCGCCTTCTTCAGGAATGAAATCCTTGTTCACTTCCTTTTTCATTACTTTTTCGTCTGCCATGATTATGCTGGTGTTAATGCTGTTTTAATGTTTGCAAAAGTATCGTAAACAAATGCTCCTGCCCAATTTGCTGAACTGTACTGGTGAAATCTCATTTCCCCTAAAACCGTTACTAAGTTTTTACGGAAATCATCATTTTCCCAACCCCAAGCAATAAAGAAATCTTGATACATTAAGATTTTATATTTGCTCATATCTCCGATTAACAAGTAACCGACAGCGATGTTGTTATCCTCAATTACGGGAACTCCAGCGATCACACGACCATCAGAAGTTGTAAATGGAGGTAACATATAAACACCGCTATCGTTTGCTTTAGCTAAATCCATGTTAGCGGCATCAATTGGGTTAATGAAAGCTACAATATCTCTATCGAAGTTTAAACTAACTAATTGAGCTTTAGCAGCACGAACAGCATCAGCATTGTTAGGATTTGGAGTTTTAATTGTTGTAAGCGTGTAAGGACTTGCAATAGTTGTAACTCCAGCAGGTGAAGTAGAAGAAACAGCACCAGTTAAAGAAGCTGTATTTGCGGCCATTTCAACCTCGTAACGTAATTCATTTTCTACTAAAGTTCTAAAGCCTTCAACATCATACAATAACTCTGTAGACATTTTCATTGCTTCAGCTACTTTCTTAGCGTTTGAAGTTTCTGGGGTTAAATCGAATGATGCAAGTGGCTTTAAAACACCCTCTCCGATAAACTGTGCATTACCTTGTTTGTTGGTCTTGTTAACCCACGGAAATGAACTTAAACCTGTACGGCCTTTAGATAAACGATTCCAGAACGTAGGTTTATTACGAACTAAATCGATAATTTCCGCTCCCATATCTAAATAGTAAGGAACCGGATTAGCGGCCTGCGTACTTTTTAACATAGGGCTTGTAGGCGCGCGAATAATTAGAGGTTCTAAATCGGCTTTTGTTCCGTTTTTAATTTTCTCTAAAGCTTCTTTGTTGGTTTCTTGCCAAGCACGAATTTGATCGCTTACAGATTTTGGTCTGTTGTTATCATTTCCATTTTCTTTTAAAGCCTCAATAGCTTCGCCTTGCGCTTTAAGAATTGAACGGATTCCGTTTTCATCTTCGCCAAGCAAAGTTTTTAGCTTTTCAAGATCTACAGTCGATTTGTTTTCTTTATCTAACAAACCAATTGAGCGCAATTGCTCGTTTGGGTCTTTGCCGTCTGGCAATTCCGCAAACCTTTTTTCCAGGTCTTCAACAAGCTTTAAATTATCGCCTGTTAAGCCTTCTTTGTTGAATGTAATTTTCATGTTTAAAATTGTGTTAAATCTAATTTATATCCACCAATTTCAGCTATTTGCTCATCCGGCTTGTTTTTATATTTGAGTGTTTGTTGTCTTTGCTCAAACGGCTCAACTTTTGCAAGTGAAATATGCCTGCTTATTAATTGTCTTAATTCTAGTTGTCTGCTTCTAGGTAGTGATTTAATAAAATCTTCTGTTTCGTCAGCTAGTAATTCTGATTCCTTTTCCACATCTTCAGATCGAATGGTGTAGGTCTCTTTATTACTCGCCCTTGTAACAACACTTCCCTCATAAAGCTCAACTTCTTGTAATAATATTGATTCCGTTTCCTCGTCATATATCATTTTATCCCAAACATAAGAAAAACCAACGGAATATTGATTAAGTGTTCCAGATTTAATTTGTCTTAATGCTCTTTCTGCTTGCGGAATTTCATCGTAAACAGCTTCAAAGTACAATCCGTAATCATCCTCACGTAAAACAGTAAATTGTCCTATTGGCTCATCTGTCCTATGTTGCCATAAATGAATTATTTTATTTTTAGCATTACTTTCTGGCCCTCTTTCGTTAATAGATTTGGCGCAACATCCCCTAAGGAATATTGTTCCGTAAGTATCAATAACACCCCAAACAATCAAATAGCCTTTTACGGTTCTTTCTTCAGTCGATAGTTTTTGATCTACTTCTATTAATTCGCCTTTATCATTAACGAATGAGCGTATCGAAAGTAATGCTAAAAATAAAATAATTCATTTATGGCAACATAGGACAGATGAGCCAAT